TTAATAATAAACCAAATGCTTTAAACAATTCTGTTTCACATTTGTATTTATACATACTACGCCAACATCCAGCATTACCAGCAGGCATGCCAACTTTATCTTCTTTTCTAGCTGTTTCAATCTCTGTTAATAAAAGATTATTTAAATTTTCATAATTTGCATAGCGTTCATAAAATATCCTTGTCTCTTGTAAAGGTATCTTAGCTAACGTTGCTGGTACTTTCTCGTTCATATTTCTCCGTTGCACATTGTGGACCACATAAGAATACCATTTGGTATTTTTGATCCGGGTTAAATTTTTTACTCGTCCAGTAAATTAGTTTTTTAAACCATGAGCCACATTCTGAACATAAAAATTCAGGTCCGTGGCGCACGCTTTTTGAATCATACTCCACACAAACCTTCACATTCATCTGCAAACTCTTCATCAAATGTTTCACCAAATAATGATGCTTGGGCTTTTGGTTCTAAAAAATTTATGTCTCTTAGTGGCTTAGCTGATTTATGTAAAAACAATTCTGTTTCCGTGTTCTTTAATCCATGACGTATCTTGTCATCAAGATCACACGCGTCTTCCCAATCCTTAGGATAGTTTTTCTGCATGTTTTTCCACTGATCATTGTGATGATAAGGACAACCAATGCACGATGATTTACCAGGCATAGGATGTTTCTTTATGTCGCGGTACCATTGTAAACAATCAGCACGTGACATTTTCATTTCAATTAAAGGCCAACGTGATGTCAACCATGGCATTCTAGCTTTCTTCATACGCATTGCTTCATCTGTAGATATGCCAATCCATTGCTCTACAATCATGTCTTTAGGTACTCTGTACCTAGGTTTAACACCCAGTAATTCACGCATTTTCTTTTGAATAGGGATTACCTTATAATCATGTGTACACTGCCTATAAAGCATCCCTACTCTTCCACCATTAGGACGTGCAGCAAACAAAGGTGGGTTTGGTACACGACCAGCAAACGACTTTGACTCTTCTTTAGACCCTGGTTCTGGGTTCGCTGCTTTGATAAGGTCTTCTCTGATGTTTCCTCGCTCCACAGTAATTATAGGACAAATCGTTATTGCCTTCTTTAAATATTCTACATGCTCATAAACAAAAGATGGTTCCCATCCTGTATCAGCAAATATCATATAATCTGGTTTATGTTTGGTTAATCCTTCTTGTGCCATTAACGCTAGACACGATGATTGAACACCAGCTCCTAATGATAATATACGTAGGGTAGGTTCACGTGGTTCACCTTTTCCGTCTGTTCCATCATATTCTGCTGGCTTTCCAGTCTTTGTTAAATTTGTAGTTTTAAAGTATTTAGGCTCTTCAGTAGCTGCTACTGCTGCCATCATGTTTAATTGTTTTTTATCAGGGGTCATTTTACTAGACATTTCTTCTAAAAGTTTACGTCTCTCAAATGCCATTTGTTCATGATTAATGGCAAATCCTGGTTTAACTCCCTCAACAGCTTTTTGATTTGCTGCACGGCTTTTGCCTTGTTCCTTGTACCCGGGTTTTCTAGTCTCTGTCATAGGCCTCCAACTTCTTTAATGTACGGATGATTTTTTGCGTATAATATACGTCTTCCGCATATATTGCAAGTGTCATAGCTAACTCCTTTAAGTTAACTATCTCATTGAAATACTGTAATAATCTTTCTTCTCGGAACTGTTGATAGTGATGGTTATTGTTTAACAAATACATATAGTAAGAGATGGATTCGCACTTTGTCTCAAAGATCCTAAGCCCCCAGCTCGCGTTAGGAAAATTCAGCGGCTTCAATTGATCATCAGATGGGTCAAACGTGCGGATTCCAAGGAGGTTGTTGCCTTCTACGGCAAACCTAGATTTACCCCAATTAGATTCATGAATAGCTTGTGCAATAACCAAGTTTACAGGAATTCTTTCACTTTCTTCATGTAAAGCATTTAAATGTAATGTACACGCACGCACGTCTTCTATAAATTCATCATTGTTTGTGTAATCCATATTGGGATTGAACCCCATACAAACCATTAATGTGACACAAATCCAACTCATCCGCCCCAGCTTTCCCCAAGATCTATGTCCGCCTTGGAAGGCACTTCTAATTCTACACATGTCTCCATGACACGTTGTATTTCTTTAGCTTGTTTCTCGTCTTTAACAGAACAATCTAGCTCATCGTGTACTTGTATTAAAGGTATTACTCCTAATTGCTCATACACATCTACCATGGCTTTCTTAGTCTGGTCTGCCGCTGATCCTTGTATCAATCTGTTCAACGCTTTGTATGTACCAGCTCTTTTTATTGCTTCACCATACTCTACTTTCGCTTGATTATGTGGTAATGCCTTATGTACACCCCACTGTGTAGGCTCCCACAGATCAAATCTACATTTACGACCTAGTAATGTACGAATAATGCCCTTAGAATTAGCCCTATTCATCACAGCTTCCAACATTCCCTGCATAAAAGGTACACGTTCACGGAAATCCTGTAGCATTTTCTTAGCATCTTGAGGATCTATATCTAACTCACGTGCCATTTTGTTGTAGCCCATGCCATACATTACACCCAATCCAATAGTCTTAGCTAGTCTTCTTTCAACGCCTGCCATGTCTGCTGTCTGTTGATGAAAGTCAAGATCACTTTTTTTGTATGCTTCTTTGACTTCTTCTGCTCCCATCTGTCCTACAAGACACGCCCAATGAGTTAATAACCTGGGCTCTTGTTGCGAGTAATCTGCTTTAAGCCAGTACTCACCAACTTCCGGTATAAACAGTTTTCTAATCTCTTGCGCAAACTGTCCACGGCTTGGTATCTGTTGTAAGTTTGGATGGTTATAACTAAACCTACCAGACACAGTGCCTCCTGTATCAGATCTAATCTGGTTAATGTGTGCATGAATCCTACCATTTGTATCATGCTTTAATAAACCCTGTAAAAAAGTTCCACGTAATTTATTTAACTCACGTGCTTGCATAATAAGACGTGGTAATTCATGTGGATGATCAGTAAGAAACATCTTCGTAAATGATGGAGCATTACTTTTAGCCGTCCTATCATAAGGTAGATTCATAGAATCAAATGCTTTAGCTATAGAAGCTGCGGCCCATATCTCTACGTCCTGGCTTGTCAAATCTTTTATTCTTTTTAATATTTTTTTTTCTTTGTTTTTAAATTTATCATTTAAAACAACAACTTTATCAGCATCAAACCTTACACCTTTCTTCGTCATGTTAAATATTACACGGATTAATTTACACTCTATATCGTATATAGTATCAAGATTATCCTTCTTAATCTCCCATGCTAATTTCTCATACAACTTTAGTGTTAGCCTTGCGTCTTCCTCAGCATACTCTCCTACAAATGTAGCAGGTAATTTGTACATCTCTGCTTTCGCATCAACACCGAATGATGCCGCGGCTTCTTTTAGTTTAGCTTCACTTTTAAATTCACCAAGGTAATCAAACGATATGCTATTTAATGTATAAGAAAATCTATTCTCATCAATAAGTGCCATCGCTACCATTGTGTCATGAATGCGTCCTTTAACTTCTATGCCTAATACACTAAGCCAACCTATGTCGTATTGTGCATTGTGAAATACTTTCTCTAGCTTTTCATTCTCACATAATGATTTTACATATTTAATTACTTTTTTACTATCCATGTTACCACCACCTTCGTGTGCAATAGGATAGTAAGCTTTAAATCCATTAGCAGCTACAGCTATACCAATCACTGCTCCTATTTTTTTAGGCCATCCAGGACCATCTTTAATAAGTCCTGGGTCACATGTTTCTAAGTCAATTGCTATTTTTTCTCGGTCACTTAAGTCCGGAAACTCCGTGGGTGCTATCCAATCTGAGTTAACTGTCATGTTTTAATTCTCCTGCTATTGCCATGTATGCTGAGGCATCAACATAATCATCTACGTTGGCTTTACCTCTTTGTGATCTTGATATTTTTAATAATGCCATCATCGCTGCTACTTCATCAGAAGTAATAGCGGTAAATGGTTTAAGTTTATCATCTAAAAATATATTCCAAAATTCTGCAATTTGTTCATGGTTTTGTTTTGTATCTCCATGTGTTTCTTGTCTTCCACCGTTGACTAATTCAGCGGCTTTTAATAATATTTCACTCTTGTTCATATAATGAACCCTCCATCTCTTTGGGGTTGTACTATGTGTAGCTCATTACGAGCACGTGTGGCTGCTACATAAAACACACGGCATTCATCATCTGAATCCTTTTCCATTGCTTCCTGTGACTTTCTTGACAAGTCTGTCAACAACATAACTTTATCTGCTTCTCCTCCTTTAGCACCATGTATAGTACTTAAATGAATCTTAGGATCTGTCTTTGTAAAGTCCCTGTTCCTCGTTTCAATAGACCTTAAAAATTCTTTATCACGCGTGCCTACTTTATCAAAAGCTACATCCCATGGTCTACCTCCTACGAGAAGTCCGTGGTCCGTGATTAAATCATTAAGCTCATAGTTCTCTCTGTTAGCTGTTCTAAGATTCTTATGGCCACGCTCTATTCCTATTTCTGAAGACATATAAGAATATATATCTTTAACTTCTGTTAATTCTACTTGCCCCCCTTCGTTTAATTTCTTCCATGCACTTGTAGCGTTTAATAACTTTTGCGATATAGGTAAACGATTATTTCTTTTGTAAAATAATCCTTGTAATCGTATGTCACGTTCAATCTCATCAAGTAAATAATTAGTTCGTGCCATGATTAACCAATTTTCATCACCTATGTCCACGCTGTCTGGGTATGAATGATACTGAACTAAACCATCATTCTCTGTACCATTCCACGATTTGTTAATACGGTTTCTAACACGTCCTATTATTCCTTGAGAACAATTTTGTATAAGTCTAGAGCATCTATAAGATTGTTGTAATACCTGTCTGTCTCCCTCTAAACTTATTAAGTGCTCAACATCTGCGCCTGCCCAACGGTATATTGCTTGATCATCATCACCACTTACATAAACTTGTTTAGCATTCTGACATATTTTATGTACCATACGCCATTGTAATTTACATAAATCTTGTGCTTCATCTATAAAAACTACATCTAGTTTTGGAATCATACCAGATTCAATGTACATTTCTATCATGTCTGTAAAATCTAATATTTCTTTTTTCTTTTTAAATTCTTCTATAGAACGCTGCGCTCTTAACAATGCATGCCATGATACATCTAAATTAGAATCATTGTAATGATGTTCTAAATCCATACATTTCATTCTTGCTAAATTAACCTCTGACAGTAGCTGGTTATCAACTGTAAACACTCCACCTGAATCAACACCATCAGATACAGATCCTAAATCCATACCAAATGTGTGACCAAACTCCTTATAATTATCACGTGACATTACTTCTGACTTTGTTAATCCTAACTGATTAAAAGCAAATGAGTGTAAAGTTCTAAAGTATGGTAGATGTTGTTCTTCTAAATTAAACTTTTTCATTGCCCGGTCCCTTGCTTCACTAGCAGCTTTCTTTGTAAAAGC